CTCCCCTTTCATGAATGAACCAAATACTAAAATAGATTCATTAGATTGGGCCACCCCTTGCGCTAACATTTGCGGGTTTGATGATTCTGGCGGCGTTTTCATTCCTCCCGCTGGTTCTATGTTAGTAATTGCTTTCGTAAAAGGATCAAGAGACAACCCAGTTTACCTTGGCACCACATGGACGAGAAATAGGGGGCCAGATGATGATCCTAACAAATTGTCCGAGTTCGGTGGAGTCGATAAAGATCACACTTGGAATTTTGCAATAGATGAATACAAAGAACTTTACGAAGGAAAGCGTGGGGGAAATTATTTTATTGGACCCAATGACGGTTCTCAAGACTATCCTCCTTGGAATACCAACAATTATCAAGAATCAGATGTTGTTTCCCTTGATCTACAACGTCGCCAAAAAATAGACCCACCCAGCCAATCAGGTATGAAAACTGTTCAAAAACACATGGTTACATTTGTTGATGGACTAAAAACACACGACTATAAAGGCAAAAGATTAGAAGTTATGTCCAGTTTGGGCAATTGGATGCTTTTCAAAGATGATTTTCTTCACAAAGAAGAATGGACAAACCCTCAATGTACAACAAAAGGTAAAAACGACTTCTTTAAACATAAAAATGAATGTTGGCCATATCGACAAGATGCCACACCACAAGGCAACGCATCTGCATTATCCCATACTGGCGTACAACTTATGTCACGAGGTCGAAACACCCTCATCCTTGATGATCGTGTACAAGGTGAACCAGAAGGCATTCCCGAATGGCAACAATGCTTACCAGACAGGAAGTTTGATTATGGTGAAAAATATTTAGGGAAGATTAAACTTATCACCAATTGTGGGCATCGTATTGAAATGAGTGATGTGGAAGACATTCCAGAGAATCGTGGCCCAGACAACTATGTTCGCATTTTGTCTGCGTGCGGGAACGTTATTGAATTAAACGATCATACCATCAAATTAAATGATGAAAAATTCGCGGGTTGGAAACGTGGAATTACCATGCAAAGCACATGTCGCCATCGTTTTGAAATGATTGATTTCTTAAATGAACAAAGTAGCCCTGCGCGTACAGAAATAGGCAGACCCGCCGACGAGAGTGAAGCTCAAATTGAATGGGATGGCAGGGCAACCAATAAAGCCTATGCCGCTGTCATAAGACTGACGAGCGGTTATGGTATTCAACTGGAAATGAATGATGCTTACAACCAAAGAGAAACGCAACAACAATATTTGCAATTAATGACACCTAATAAGACTTGCACAGATTGCGGGCCTCATTTTATGCGATTCCAAGAATTATGCGACGAAGAGGGGAAATCTAACGGATATGTGTGGTTGAAAGTTGCTGGATTTTATTTGTGTATGACTTGCAAAGATCACATTACTTTTGTTGGAGATAAAGACACATATCCATCCAATAAAATAACGATTGTGACAAAAGATACGCTTATTGACACAGAAGAATACTATATGAATTTGGCTCAGTTGCATTATTTCCATGCAGAAGAACTTATATTCTTATTGGCTGGAAGGGATTGCCCCGTTCCTGGTCAAGAGGAAAAAGAACCGTGTCCTATGCCTGTTTTGGTAATGCACCCAAAAACTGGCGTGATTTACGCAAGTGATAGAGTGATTGGCAGTGCATCACCCGATGCATGGCCTGTTAGTATATTCCAATTTGCTCCTTTCTATTCACATGATAAGGAGAAGGGAGAAACAGTATGACCTTACGTGGAGCGCCATATCCCATAGAAAAACATCCTTTAGGCTTACTGCATTCAATTGAAAATATTGATGCAGTCAAGGCCGACGTTCTTATATTGTTGCTAACCAACCCAGGCGAAAGAGTAATGATGTTGAACTATGGAACGCCATTAAGAAAAATGATATTTGAGCCAAATGATATTTATGCCGTTGAACAAGCCAAAAATATTATTGCTAACTCAATTAGAACATGGGAACCAAGAATTGCTTTAGAAGATGTACAAGTAACTTCATCTGTGAACAATAGTAAATTGGATTCGCAAGATGATTTTACGAATAAAGACCATATTTTGGGCGTTACTATAAATTTTAGAAACCCCTTAGATTTAGATAGTTTAGAAGCCATTAGATTAGAAGTCCCGACTGGAGGAGAGAATGCCTGATAACTGCCCAATAAATGTTTCACCGTATGATTTACCAAACGTTATAAAAACGCCAAACATAATAAATCTGAATTATACCAATCAAGATTTTTGGTCAATGAAAGCCAGATTAACAACCTTCATTGAACAAAGGTTTGGTCCAGAAGGAAGTGAAATTCCAAATACATTTAACGATTTCGTTGAATCAAGTATTGCTATGATGCTTATAGAAAACTGGGCGTTCATAGCCGACACTCTTTCTTTCAAAATAGACCAGATTGTTAATGAGTTGTTTATTGACACTGTAACGGAGACAGAGAATGCATTCCGCTTAGCGAAGTTAGTTGGATTTAAAGCCCAACCACCTTTAGGTGCTATATCTAATTGGACAGCAACAGCGAATTCAGCTAGGTCTTCAGATATAATAATCCCAACACCATATCCTATAGATTTGGCCATTGATGGAAGCGGCATAACAATAGAATTATTTCAAGCAAATTCAAATGGCGAGCCGTTATTTGGTTCTCCGATTATCATCCCGCCAGGAGAAACTGTAAATTCAAGCATTGTTGGAATTGAAGGTAAAACGGTAACAGATACATTCATAGGAACTGGTGAGCCGTCTCAAATATATGTTACTGGTAATAACCCTGTGTTATATGATTCCGTTTCGGTTGTTGTAGATGGAAGACCGTGGCAAAAAGTAGATTATTTTACAGATTCTCAGCCTAGATTAGAATATTTGTTTGATTATGATTCTCTTTATCGTGGCTACATCATTTTTGGAAATGGTCGTTCTGGTTTAATTCCCTCAGCCAATTCCAGCATTTCAGTTACTTATCGTTATGGTGGGGGACAAAGAGGAAACATCATAACCAATTACGCTAATGTTTCCATTTTAGCTTTAGTCGATGGTGTTAGCTATCAAGTACCTGTAGTTATTTCAAATTACACGAGAGGCAGATGGGGCTATGACGGAGATACCATTGACGATATTCGTAGAAAATTACCACAATGGGTTCGTGCCCAAAATCGCGCCGTATCGGGGGCGGATTACAAAACTCTAACCGATCAATTCGCCACAGCATATCATGGAATTATTGGAAAGTCCAACGCAGTGCTTAGAAATCATGGATGCGCTGGAAATATAATAGACATATATGTGTTAGCTAGAAACGGCGATATGAATCTAGAGCCAGCATCGAATGGACTAAAGGTTGCTTTGAACGAAGAATTGACTAAAAAGAAAATGCTTACTGATTTCGTATGTATTAGAGATGGATCGGTGATTTTAGTAGACACTTTAATTGAAGTAACAGTAGACAAATTTTACCGTAAATTTGAAGACGAAATTAGGCAATCAATTTTAGATAAAGCATATAATTTCTTTTCTTTGAACAATTGGGATTACGGACAAAATTTACGTTCAATTGATTTAGTTAGACAATTATCTGACTTGAAACAAATTGATTCCTTTCATATTTCTTTTACAACGATTGATTCAGAAAATTCTGGAGACATTGTGAATGCTAAATATTATGAGATTATCAGACCAGATCAGACCAATGTTACGTTTATGTATGTTTAGGAGATCAAGTGGCCATAAAAAGAATTAACGAACACCCAACAATTACAGATAGAATAATATTTGATGTTTCATGTCCTGGTGAGGATGGGTGTTTTCGTGCCAATCCATATAAAGTAGACAGTTTTACTATCTACTACTTAGAAAGGGATTTTGCCAATCACACTTATGAGTATGCTTCTAAAGTAGGAAATTACAAATTAGAAAAAGAATTGAAAGCTGCTAAAGACAACGCTTGTGTAACTCCCTCTGAAGATAATTTATTACGTGTTCAAAAATTACAAGAACAAATAGCTACTTCAGAAATATCAAACACGTTTTATTACAAAAATGCCAAAGTTGTGCTTAAAATAGGGACAGACAGCCAACCAGCTTGGCTTAATCCTGATGAAGTGCCGTCCGAAGAACGAGAGCAAGTAACAAAAAACAATCATTTAACTTTGATTGATGAAGATAATGAAGGTTCGGAACAATTCGGAAAATTTGAGATTAATTGGTCACCCGTGGGGATGCGAGAAGGGGATTACTTTTGTTGTTGGAAATGGACTCCTTATCCCAACGGTAATTCACATGAGGCCCATGAATATTTTTCGCTGTTTGGAAGTGTGCTTCCCACAACGAGTATTCCTGCACATTTCACAGTTCGTGAAAAATACGAAACTCTCTTGGACAGATATCTTCCAGCTATGTTTAAGGAATACATTTGTTCTACAGACTTGACCCCTCTTGTGTTACAAGAGTTGAATAAATCAGTAGCGTTAGGATTTACGTTTGTAGAAGATTTAGCCAATCAAACAGTTGATCTTATTGACGCAAATGTTACCCATGAATCTTTTCTGTCATATTTGGCTGCCATGTTCAATTTGAAGTTGCGGTCTTCTGATCCCACCAGATGGCGTAGACAAATAAAATCTGCAACCAATCTATTCAAAAAGAAAGGAACACTTGAAGGCTTAACCGAGGGTTTATCACAAGCTGGAATAAAGCTGAATAAATTTACTAGGCTCTGGCAAGTCGTACCGCAAGGAACGTGGCAAGAGATTTTTGATTATAACGGGAAAAATGAATTCACACTTTCAAAATCAGCGATTATAAATTATGACAATGTGAATCTTTATTACCGTGGCGTGGAAGATGCAGATTGGACAGAGCTTATTCCCGCTCAAGATTATGTTTATCTTGAGAACAGTGACAATTTACTTCCTGGCTGTACAGATCGGTATATAACCGTCACCAAAATGACTTGGTTAGGAGAAGAATTGTCTGTACAGCCAGTTATTCTTCAAGATGGAGATTCAATTCGTATATCTTATCAAATTAGAGA